CTAAATCTTCTTCACTTGCAATTAATTTGATTGCATCAGAGAATAGATAGCTTGATTTAGAGGTTAGTTGTTCAAGACGCTCAGTTAAGCGAGTGACTTCAATAGTTATCTCGCTAATGATTAGTGTTTTCTCAGCGTTTACGGCTTTCGTTAAGCCTGAGATTGTACTTTTGCGTTTTGTACTTTCTTCAATCCGGCTTGCGATTTTATGCTTTGGAATATTCTCTTCTAGTGCAAGTGATACATCGCTTGTTTTCGCTAATTTGTGGCGAATATCTGAGATTTCTGCAATCGCATCATTTACGATCTTAGCTTTAACTTCAGATTCTTTATTTTTGACCAATTTATCTCGAGCTAATCGCTCTTGTCTAAAACGCTCGGCAATACTTTCGGCTGTTTCAACGAGCTTTTTAATATCACCACCAACGGCATTTTTGATAGCTAATCTTGTTTTATCCTCTAATTCTTTAAGGATTTTTACTTCTTCTTTTGCAGCCAAAAAGTCATCATCGGTTTCAAATTTTTGTGTGAGCGTTGCTAAAAATTGATCGGCTTGTTTTTCAAAGTCGATGATATTGGTTGAAAGCACACGGCTTTCGGTGGAGAGAATTAAATCGAACATTTTTCTTTTCCTAACTAGATTTATTAAATATCTGGGTCATAATCATTCATTCTTGCGTGCAATTCACGCTCGGCAATTTTCTTAATCGCCTCTTGTCTATAAGGCTCATAACTTGCACCACTACCAATAGCAAGCCAGAAATTATCGTTATCACACAGCATTTCAGTGAGTTCGTGATAATGCGTTTGGTCGCCTTGTTTTAAATCATTGTCGATTTCAGTAGCGACTTCATCTAAGGCGATTTCATATCCTGCCTGCCAATCAACTTCACGTTGGTGAGCTGCATCAAGTTGGTAATAGTAATCATCGTTGGGTTTCATTGGTTTGCTCCTGGCTCATTGATTTCAATCGAAAGTGATGTCTTTCGCAAAAATCAATACGATGTTGGCAATACTCGATATTCTTTTGTACTGCGGTATGGCGTTTAGCATCAGCCCAATTCTTTGCAGCTTCAAGGTAATGACCTTTCTTTTCTGCTTTTACTGCCAATTCTGCGTAGGTTTTGTAAGTCAGTCTCATTATTTACTCCAAGTGCGGTTAATTTCAGCTTGTTTTTGTGCGGTGTAAGCCTGCAGTTCTTTTTCTACTGCCAGCGTAAGATTAGGCGGTAAACATGCGCCGTTTTCATATATGCCACCTTTCAATTCACACTGTGTTTCAGTTTGGATTTGTTGGCTTAATTCATTGTCATGCGAGTCTGTTTGATTAGCTTTTGCACCTAGACTGATAACTGCCGACACTATGGTTGCTACGAGAATACAAACCACAATTTTTAATGCTTTTTCAGTGCCTTTCATAAAGTAGGTAAAGTTGTTTTTAATCTGATGTTTTTTCATTTTTGAACCTCGATTTTGGCGTAAAAAAATACCGCCCTTTCGATCGGTAAGTGGAGTAGTCAATCAGTCTATGCTGATTTTGTCTAGATAGGGTGCCTTTCTTTATGCTTGTAAGGCTCAAGCCCTCTTGTATGCGACTACAACGAGGAGTAAAATTCCATCTTGCGACTACATCTAAACAGGAGGAAATTATGAATAAACCAAAAGCAGATACATTGGCGTTGATGTTTGCCCGCGATATACTAACGACCGCAACACAAACCCAGGGTAATCAAATGAATATCGTTACCAAATTTCACGCACAAGAACTTGGTGAGTTTATTAGAACACTTTCAACTGAACTTGAATCGCTTGATGAAAACACTGATACTATTCGGATTTTGAATATGTATAAGCCTGAATTGAAGTAAATGCCTCACATAACTGAGTAGCTACTTCATTTGGCTTAAGATTCGTGTTCTTTGCCGCACTTTCTAATACAGCCTGTTTGATTCTCTCTTTATCTCTTTCAGATAGGCTGTTTTCTTGTTTTTCTTCCATTTTTAACCTCGTTTGTTTTATTGTTACCATTTCAAAACACACTTCATCTATCATTTGCAACGGTTTCACATGCCGTTGTGTCTCTGTACTAGCAAATGTGTTTTGAAATATCCACATTAGGATATTCGCCTGCTTGAGCTCCACTTTCGGCAACTGCACCGTTTTTCACTGGCTTTGCATGGGCAGACTTTAAACCACAGTGTTATTAAGTAGGTTAGGGCTTTTAATCTAACGACCGGCTTAATACCGTTATGCACTGTGATTCTGTAAGATAAATTGTTAAAGAGCGTTGAGATGTTGGTTATGTGTATCTCGTTTTGATGTGAGCATTCTACTTAAAGTAGATTTAATTGCAACTAAAATTTGTGTAAAAGTAGATGTATTTTCTATTTAAAGTAGTAAATATTTGATTTTGAATTAGATTTATTTTTGACTATTTTCTGAATTTGTGACCTAGATCACGGAAATAGAGTGGTGGAGAGGTAGGAGCGATGGATTTTGGGCAAAAGAAAACCGCCGAAGTGGCGGTTTAGGTGATGTGTCGAGGAAGAACAGTGATTTCGGCATCGAAGATTTGTTGATCAAAGAAAATATCTCGTTGCCAGATTAGAGCTTGCGAAAGCTGACGAAAGATAAACCTTTCAGGCGCAATCTTTTGTAGTGTGGTTTCAAATTTTTTATAGGTTTTTTCTAAATTATCCAAAGCGTGTACGGGTTTTTTTGCGATGCGTTTATTCCATATAACTTCCTGATGATACAGCCTGTTACGAAATCGCATTACCTGCTTCAATGTATTATATAGCTCTTTAAAATTGCTAAATCTATGGTTAAAAATAGGTTTTAGCACTTTTTGCCAATAGACAACGTGTTGATTCCTTTTTGGATCGTAGTCAAAGAGATTGACCCAAAAGCCAAAAGTAATATGTGAAATAATGTCATTTTCGTTATATTTTCTTTTACTACATTCGTTGATCGCTTTCTGTAACTGACGTTTTGATTCGGCAGTTAAAGGGGCACTGTTATCCTGTGCTAAGTAATGGAAAAATTGGTATAAGTCATTATTAGGCGCGATGTTACGAAGCAATTCACTGATTTCATTTCGTAAAGCAACTTCAATCTCTTGTATTAAAGAAAAGTAAATCCCTGTACGATGTTGTAATGCTGTATATACCGCAATCGCTTCTTTCTGTTTAGCTTTATCGTTTTGGTAGAAACAAAGTAGATATGCGTTCAACCGACTTTCTGAAATGCTTATAATTTGTTTAGAAAGCATATTTTTTTCTTTACTCAAATTTTATTTAGTGTAACAATACTCGCACTGGCAACGGACCCGAAGCCCCGGACATAGGAGCCGGATCGCTTTGTAAAGTGTGAGAATCGCTTTTTGCGGTTCAGGAAAGGTAGGCTTTTAGCTTACCTTTTCTTTTATTGATGTTGTTCTTCTAACCACCTCTTAAAGGTTTCTTTTTTCCATCGGGCTTTCCCTAAGATGTAAAAATCAGGCTTAGGAAAAGTGCTTTTACCTTCCAAGTCTTTATTAATCAATTCAATATGTGAATCAAATAATCTTGAGGATCTATAAAGAGTTTCCCCGAATGTGCCACCGGTATTTCGTAAATAGTGATTAGGTAAGTTGACTAATTCTTGAAATTCGTCGGGTGTAATTCCTAAGCGCTTGATAATATCATGCGCTGAAATAACATTACCCATACCGCTCGTTATTTCACCAATCATTTTATTGCTAGTTATGGAAGCTAATTGAGCTTCAACAATAGATTGTTTTACATCTTCAAATTTTTTTACCATATCATTTTCCCCTTTGGTTATTTATAGTAAAACTGAATACCAAAAAACCTTCCCAATGACTGATATATCTTGCAGGTCTGCTATCTCATCTGGGTGTTCTTCGCTGTTATAACTACGGATTTTCACTTGTTCGTTTGGCATATTGTAGAGTAGTTTTATGCGCAACAAGCCGCCGTGATTGATAGCGTATATCTTGCCGTCTCGGATTGTCTTATTGCCCAAATCAATTCCCACCGTTGTTCCATCCGGAATAACTGGCTCCATTGAATTTCCATCAGCAATCACACATACCGCATTTTCGTACTGTACGCCTTGTTTACGTAGTGTTGCTTTGGAAAAACGTAATTTGAAGTTGTTATAGTCCATTATGTCATCAGCAAAGCCGTTTCCTGCAGCAAGCCTAATATCTTGATAAAACGGAACGGCATATTCATCGTTATTTAGTGGGGTATTGCGATCCCATAAGTCGAATGAGCCAACGTCTTTCACATTAGAAGTTAGTTGATTTTCTAAAGAATCGGTTGTTCCGTATTTCAAATAAGCGGGACTAACTCCAAAGTACTTCGCCATAGCTTCAATTTTCTTATCTCTCGGGGTTGCAGTGCCTAAAGTGTAACGTCTAGCCATTTCATAGGTTACGCCAATAGCTTTTTGTAAATCCACAATATTTTTGCCTTGTTTAGCCATTAATTCATTAAGTCGGCTTGCTAAATCTGTCATAGACACTCCTTCATTCTACTAAAGGTAGAAGATACAAAATAAAAATAGTTGATTCAATTCTATTTTTAGTAGTAGAATTAAGCTACTTTAAATAGAAAAAAGGTGAAATAAATGCTACCTATTGAAGAAGCCTATGTATTAGTAGGCGGAATTTCTGCTATGGCACGTCATTTTAATGTAACTCCTTGGGCTGTTTCTAAGTGGCGCGAGAGGGTCCCTGCGGAACGTTGCGCCAAAATCGAAGAATTAACAAAGGGCAAAATAAAGAAATCGGATTTACGCCCTGACTTATGGCAATAATTTAACCAAAAGGACTTGCAATGGCACGCAATGAATTAACCAGAGACGCAATAAAAAATGCGGATTTAATACGACAAAAAGCAGCTAACACGAAAGATGTTCACGCGGCAGATTATATCGGCGTTGATGCCGCCACAATTTGCCGTTTTAAAGCTGAACACTTGGATAAATTCTGTGCTTATCTAGATTTTCTCGGGCTAACCGTAGCGGATAAAGATTTGAAACAGATTAGTGAAGCTGATCTTAACGCATTAAAAATCTTCGCCGAAAAGGGCATTAAGAATTATTGAAAAAAGAAAAGCCACGAGGAGATTTCGTGGCTTTAACTAACTACCTTTAATGTTATTCACAGAGGTTATCTGCATGGAAAATATTAATCCAAACGAAAAAACAAGTCAAACGCAAAACGGCAAGATTCTAAAGGCTTTGTTGAATGGCGAGCGCTTGACTCATTTAGATGCCGAAAAACGCTTTAACTGTTTGCGCTTAGGTGCTCGTATTTATGATTTAAAACAGCGTGGACATAATATTAAAAGAGTGATGATTACCGTGCCAAGCGGTAAACGTGTCGCTCAATATCGATTGGTGGTGTGATATGAGTAATTTATTTGATCTTGTATCCGATTTTAGTGGTCAGAAAAATTCGATAACAATTCCAAGAATTTACATCAAACTTTGTAATGGTGATTTTACTACGGCTGCGGTATTAAGTCAGCTAGTCTTTTGGTCCTCTAAAGGAAAGCGTGCTGATGGTTATTTTTGGAAGAGTTATGACGAAATAGCCAATGAGCTTTGTGAAGATGAAATTACGTCGGAGCAAGTCCGTTATTCGGTTAAAAAGCTCAAGATGTTGTTGTCGAATTGCTTTTTTGTTGAAGTAAAACGCGCCAATGGAATGACGACAAATCATTATCGATTTGATCAAGCAGCCTTTCTTGAAAGACTGCAAAATCTCAAATCGGGAAATTTCCCAAATAGGGCAGAGAGTGAGAATGGGAAAATTCCTAATCAGGAAAATTCCCACTCTGGAATGGGAAATTTCCCAGATACAGTAAATGGGAAAATTCCCACTCCAATAACAGATCCTAACCATATACAAACAACAGATCCTAAAAAAAATACTAAAAAAAGCGAGGATGAAATTTTGCTTGAGCAGTTCGGAATAAGTGGACAACTTGCAAAAGATTTCATCACACATCGAAAAGCGAAAAAAGCCCCAATTACAGAAACGGTAATGAATGGTTTTCTGAGAGAGGCAAACAAAGCTGGGCTATCAGTTGCAGAATCGGTGGCAATATCCATTGAGCGGAATTGGCAAGGATTCAAGGCCACTTGGTATTTAAAAGACAAGGAATTGCAAAGCTCTAAACAACAACCTCAATCAGCGAATACTTTTGCCGATGATGGTTCTTGGGCAATCGGCAGACAGCTAAATATCGATCCTGATTTGATACCGGAGGAATTGAGATGACAAACGTGATTCCGATGCAGACCGTGAAAAGTGCGGTTAAAAAATCAGATATTCCCGATAATGCCGTTCGTTTGATTGACAGAATGTTTATCCGATTAAAATCAATCTTTCCTGCCTGGAAACAGGCGTTTGCTAGTGAAGTTGAGTATAACGAGACTAAGCAAATATGGCTCGAGGAATTATTCAAGGCTGGTGTAGTTGAACCGATGAAATTAAAACACGGCCTTGATTTGGCTGCAAAATCGACTAGCCCATTTTTTCCAAGTGTAGGGCAATTCATTGCTTGGTGTGAGTTTGAAAGTTACCACGAATTAGGCTTACCAACACTAGAAGAGCTTGAGCCACTCCTTAAAAAATACTTTGCTTATGCGAGAGAGCCTCACAATTTTAATTTTCGCTCACCGGCTGAATATTGGTTGCTTTCGGAACTATACAGAAACTACAGCAAGAAGAAATGGGAAGATTGTCAAAAAGCAATGCCACGCATTTTAGCGCAAGCAGTTGTAAAAGTCCGTTCTGGGGATGAATTTGAACCTATTCCAATAGCGATTGAAGAAAAGCCTAAAGTTATCGATCGACAGGTAGCAATTCAAGGCGTAGCTAGATTAAAAACAATTATGGGGCTGAACTAAGATGAGCGAATTTAACAAAGATTGTTACCGTACACCGCGTTATGTGTTTAATGCATTAAATCGCAAATATCGTTTTGATGTGGATGCCTGCGCAAGTGCTGATAACTCGTTATGCGAAAAATATTTCACTGAAAATCTCGATATTACCAAAACTGAAATTCAAGAATTAGTGTCGGAAGGCTCTCGAGTATGGATGAATCCTCCATATTCAAATCCTACACCATTTGTTCAAACTGCCATTGATTTAATGATTCATCGTGATTGAGTGGTAGTGATGTTACTTCCAGCGGACAAATCAACAAAATGGTTTTCTCTTGCACTTTCTGCTGCAACTGAAATTTGCGATGTAATTGGTGGGCGAATCAATTTCTTTCACCCAGTTACGTGCGAAGAAGTGAAAGGAAATAACAAAGGTTCGATGATTGTTGTGTTCGATCCAAATTCTCAAAGTCAAATTCAAACAGGCGTTACTTTAGATTTTCTAAAATCAAGAGGTGCACAATGATTTCTGAAAATTTCAAATGCCCTAAGTGTGGTGCGCCAGTGGTCGATTGGTATTTTCCTAATGGTGAATGCGTGATGGTTGTCGAAGAGGATAGCGATCGCTTTCAATGCTGTGGTCATCTTATCGAACCAATCTGTTATCCGAATGTGAGCAAGGATAACCCAATGAATCGCACTAAATCTTGCGGTTACTTTGGGCTTGAAGATCTTGATATGGAGTGTCAAGACAATGGCGAAGAAAAAACAGAAAACTGAAATTTTTGCCGTGAAATATGCCAATGGGGCGGTGGTGGCTGAAACGGATTATGACCGTAATTTACTTAAAGGTTTACCGATTGGAAGTGCGGTCAAAATCATCCCAATTTCAAACAATCGTAATTATCAACATCACAAAAAATTTTTTGCTCTTCTTGATGCTGGTTTTGAGTATTGGCAGCCTGAATTCAGTGTACTCACGAAAGCGGAAGAATGGATCGCACAAGCGATAGCTAAAAAAATCGCTGTTGTGGCGAACAACGAACATTTTTATGAAACGGTCACTAAGCCGATTGCGAATGAGGTATTGGCGGAAGTGCGGTTAAATCGTGAATCAAAATTGGACTACGAGGGAATGAAAAGCCTAGAAGCCTATTTGAATCACGTAATGAAAAAAGCAGGTTTTTACGATATTAAACCAGCCCAAGATGGCGGAGCTTTAAAAGAGCGCTGGTCAATTTCTTTTGATAATTGCCCACAAGAAAAATTCAACGAAATTTTCAAAGGTGTATTCGGTGTGATTTGGAACGAAACACTTTGCAATGTTTATGAAAATGAGTGGGTGTTGGAAAACAAGATCAATCAATTAATGGCATTTGGGGGATAGGGAGATGGACTGGATTATTTACTTTTTACTAATGTTAGTTGTATTGAGTTTACCTTTATTGGCACTTCTTCTTGGCTTAATTTCCCCATTCATTGCTAGATTTTTTAACTGGATATTGGTCGTAAGCACATTGGGATATTTTATCTTGATTGCAGTCGGTATTGGTTATGGCGTTGTGAGTTTGATTTAAGGGGAATGCAATGTTTGGTGACGAAGACGATGAATTATACGAAAGGGTACAAGATGAGGATACACATATAGCTAAAACAATTGTCGCGGTGTGGCTCGGTGGATATTTCTTAGTACATTTTTTTGTATGGTATTTAACAAAGTAGGGAATTTTGAATGAAGCGCTTAAACGATGACGAGATTTTAGAGTTAAAAATCGTACTTTGGATAGTGGCAGTTTGGTTAATTTTTCAGATGGTGTTTGGATAATGAGTAATTTGAGAAAAGAAGCGAAAGGGAGAGAGTGTCAAGTGCGGTTGCCTGGTATTTGTAATCATAATCCTGAAACGACCGTATTAGCACATTATCGTATGGCAGGATTAAATGGAGTTGGGATGAAGCCCGATGATATTTTTGGTGCTTGGGCATGCTCATCTTGCCATGATGAATGTGACCGTAGAACTAGAAAAATGGATGCTGAAGATGTCCGCCTAGCACATGCTGAGGGTGTGTTGCGAACACAGCAAATTTTGCGCAAGGAGGGCAAGTTATGAGTGATTGGCTAGAGATTGCCTTACCTTACCCGCCATCAGTCAATCACTATTGGCGACACACAAGAAGCGGACGGCATTATATCAGCGAAGCAGGGAGAAAATTTAAAGCCGAAGCATTGCAAATTTTACAACAATTCGATCCATTTATCGGTGCAGTTGCAGTGCATCTTGAAGTTTATTATCCCGATAACCGAAACCGTGATCCCGATAATATAAACA